GCTGGTGAAACAGATGATGTAACAGTGGCTGGTGTCGCCTTGGGTGACATGGTTATTGGTGCATCTTTGGGTGTAGATTTGGTTGGTTTGACAGTTACTGGCTATGTCAGTGCCGCAAACACAGTCAAGTTCCGCATTCAAAACGAGTCAGGTTCTACAGCAGACTTGGCATCAGCAACCATGAGAATCGTTATTGTTCGCATGGTGTAAGGATAGGGGGGCTAGTCCCCCCTTTCTCATTTAAGGGGTTTTATGGCTACTTTTCGTTGTTTACAGTCGGGTAATTGTGTAACTTTTACCCTCCAGCATGACATTGATTCCATGAGGGGTCATCAGGGTTATGTTAGGGTAGACGAGCCAGAAGTAACCATAGAATCTGTAGAATCAGAGACTAGAACAGATACCGCATTTACTGCGCCTGTCCCAACAATCAAGCGTATGGGGCGACCCAGAAAGGTAGCAAATGTCTGATATTGATGCCAGAGAATTCGGCAAATTAGAGGCTCAAGTTGAATCTCTCCAAAAGGAGATGCACTCACTTAGCCAAGACGTAAAAGCATTACTTGAACTTGCCAATAAGGGCAAAGGTGGTTTTTGGATGGGTATGACTATCGCTTCATTCATGGGCGGTATTGTTACCTTTGTTGCTGATCGACTCTGGAAATAAGGAGAACACTATGCCTATGGTCGGAAAAAAGAAGTTTCCCTACTCTGAAAAAGGCGAGAAAGAAGCCAAAGAGTACGGCAAGAAAAAGGGTATTCCTGTGACCATTATGGTTGCAGTTGGCAAGCCAAAAATGGGTTTGCCTATGAAAGGTGGTAGGACTGCTACTAACATGATGAAAAAATCTTCAAGAGGTAAATAATGGCATCGTTAACTACCCCCGTCACCCTGCTTAGTGCTGTTACAGCAACAGGCGCATCTAAGGCTGTTCAGGCTGATGCTGGTCAGCCAGCAATTCTTCATGTAACAGGCATCACAACAGCCACTGTAGCCCTGCAAGGCAGTCTTGATGGCACTACATACAGCACGATTGGCACAGCCTTGACTGCTGATGGCTTTGTCACCTTGGCTAATGCTCCCAAGTATTTGCGAGCAAACTGCACCGCCTACACCTCTGGCACTATCACCGCCAAGATTCTGTACTAAGGAGAAACCCTATGAAGATGACTAAGCCACAGAAGAAAATCAAGAAAGTCATGGGTGAATTCAAGGAAGGTACTTTGCATTCAGGCAAAGGCGGCAAGGTTGTAAAGAACCCTAAACAGGCAGTTGCCATTGCTTTGTCTGAAGCTGGTATGAGCAAGCCAAAGAAGAAGATGAAATGAAGCAAGGACTCTACGCCAACATTCACGCTAAACAAGCCAGAATCAAGGCTGGTTCAGGCGAGAAGATGAACAAGGTAGGGTCTAAAGCCGCACCTACAGCGGCAGACTTTAAACAGGCGGCAAAGACTGCAAAGAAACCTAAAAAGGTGAAGTGATGAAAACACCCACTTGGCAAACAAAAGCTGGTCAAAATCCAAAAGGCGGCTTGAATGCCAAGGGTAGATCATCTTATAATGCAGAAACTGGTGGTAATCTGAAGCCGCCAGTAAAGTCGGGGGATAACCCTCGCAGAGCAAGTTTCTTGGCTCGCATGGGCAATATGGCTGGTGCAGAGTACAAGGATGGTGAACCAACAAGACTGCTTCTTTCGTTGAAGGCTTGGGGTGCAAACTCCAAGGAAGACGCAAAGACAAAAGCTAAAGCTATATCCGCAAGGAACAAAGCGAAGGCAAGCAGATGACCTATTTAGAACTTGTTAACGATGTATTAGTTCGGTTGCGTGAAACAACAGTTGCGACTGTTTCCGAAACATCTTATTCATCCCTCATTGGTAAATTTGTCAATGATGCAAAGCGTCAGATTGAAGATGCTTATGCTTGGAATGTTCTAGGCACTACTATCACCCTGTCTACTACTGCTGGCACATACTCTTATGCCCTAACAGGCGCTGGTCAGAAGTTCCAAGTCATTGATGTTATCAATGTCACAAGCAATATTGGTATGAAGAATATTGATTTTGCTTCAATGAACCGCAAGCAGAATTTCTCTACTCCTGTAAGTGGCATCCCATATGAATTTGCTTTTGATGGTGTTGATGGTAACTACGACACTAAGGTAACTATCTATCCTCGTCCTGATGGTGTGTATAGCATCCCTTTTAGCTTGGCAGTGCCACAAGCCACATTGTCTTCAGATGCAACAGTTGTTTCTGTGCCTGATGTTTTGGTGGTTCAGAATGCTTATGCTCGTGCTTTGGTAGAGCGTGGTGAAGATGGTGGTTTGACTTCATCTGAGGCATATCAACTGTATAAAGCCATGTTGTCTGACTACATTGCATTGGAAGGCACTCGTTACCCTGAGAATCAGGAGTTTGTGGCAGTATGAGCCAACAAATACAAACCTATAGCATTTCAGCGCCAGCACTTTATGGTCTGAATACACAAGACTCGCCTCTTGATCTTGCGGCTGGATTTGCTTTGGTTGCGACTAATTGCGTAATTGACCAGTATGGTCGTATGGGTTCACGCAAAGGTTGGTCAAGGGTTAATTCGTCTAGTGGTGATTTAGGCGCTAATGATGTAAAAGTCATCCATGAGTTAGTTGAAGCTGATGGTACTTTGACTGTTTTATTTGCTGGTAACAACAAGATTTTCAAACTTGGTGCAAGCAATGCAGTTACTGAACTAACCTATGGTGGGGGGGGTACTGCTCCAACCATTACTGATAGTAATTGGCAATGTGCATCGTTGAATGGGATTACTTACTTTTTCCAATCTGGTCATAATCCTTTGATCTATGACACTGCTGTTAGCACCACTACATATCGTAGAGTTAGCGAGAAAAGTGGTTATGCCGCTACTGTTCCTGACGCAAATATTGTTATTTCAGCATTTGGTAGATTGTGGGCGGCTAATACAACATCTAATAACTCTACTGTCTATTTCAGTGATTTAATTGCTGGTCATGTATGGTCAACAGGCACTGCTGGTTCTTTGAATGTAAACAATGTATGGGTGAATGGTGCTGACCAGATCACTGGTTTGGCGGCTCATAACGGGTTCTTATTCATCTTTGGTAAGCGTCAGATTCTTGTGTATCAGGGTGCTACTGCACCATCAACCATGTCTATTAGCGACACTGTTGAGGGTATTGGTTGCATTGCTAGGGACAGCATTCAAACAACTAGCACTGATGTTTTGTTCTTGTCTAACTCTGGTGTTCGTTCTTTGATGAGAACAATTCAAGAGAAGTCTGCTCCTGAGAGAGACTTGTCCAAGAATATTCGCAATGACTTGATGACTGTAATTGCTGGTGAGACATTGGCAAATGTTAAGTCTGTCTATTCTGAGCGTGAGGCGTTTTACTTGTTGACTACACCATCAATAGGTGCTGTATTTTGTTTTGATACTAAGGCTTATTTACCTGATGGTGCGGCAAGATCAACGACTTGGGACTCTATAACACCAACAGCATTCTTATCTCGCCGTGATGGTACTTTGTATATTGGTAAAAATGGGTATGTTGGTTTGTATGGGACTTACCAAGATTACCAATCTGCATATCGTATGTTGTATTACACAAACCATGCAGACCTTGGTAATCAAAACCAAGCTTCTATTTTGAAGAAGTTATCTATTGTGGTTATTGGTGGGACAAACCAGAGTGTTTCGTTTAAGTGGGGATTTGACTTTAAGACAAACTACTTGTCTGACAATGATTTGATTCCAACTCAGGGCGAATCATATTATGGTATTGCTGAATATGGTGCTAATGCTACTGTAATTGCACAATACTCTGATGGTGTTGCATTGCAAACTCTAACAGTTTCAGCATCAGGAAGTGGTAAAGTTATTCAAACTGGGTATGAAACAGACATAAATGGCACTGCCTTGTCTATTCAGAAGATTGAAATTCAAGCCAAAAATGGCAAAGTAAGCTAAAGGAAATTATCGTGTCTAATTACACCAAATCAACCAACTTTGCCACTAAAGATGCTTTATCTTCTGGTAATCCTTTAAAGATTGTTAAAGGTACTGAGATTGATACTGAGTTCAATAACATTCAAACTGCTATTGCAACCAAGTCTGATTCAGCAAGTCCTACATTTACTGGAACAGTTGTAATTCCTACAGCAACGATAACTACAGCAACGATAACTACTGCAAATATTTCAGCGGGTACTATTACTGGCATTACTGACTTAGCTATTGCTGATGGCGGTACTGGTGCTTCTACTGCCGCTAATGCAAGGACTAACCTTGGCTTGGTTATTGGCACTAATGTTCAGGCTTGGGATGCTGATTTAGATACATGGGCAACTAAGACTGCACCAAGTGGTACTGTTGTTGGTACGACAGATAGCCAAACATTAACAAACAAAACATTAACAAGTCCCAACATTGGTGGTACTCCTGTAATGAATGCTAGTGTTATTTCATCTGGTACTGCTGTTGCATCTACCAGCGGAACAAGTATTAACTTTACAAGTATTCCTTCATGGGTAAAGCGAATAACTGTGATGTTTGCTGGTGTGAGTACAAGTGGATCAAGTTCTTATTTATTTCAATTGGGCGCAGGCTCTGTAACGACATCAGGGTATGTTGGAAGTGGGTCAAATATACGAAGTGGAGGCACACCAGATGTAAATGCAGAAACAGCAGGATTTTTAATTAGCACCAACAGTGCTTCTTTTGTGTTGCATGGCTCTGCTGTTTTTACTAATTTAACAAGCAACACTTGGGTTTGTAGCGGAAATTTTATATCTTCAGCCGTCACATTAACAGTGTTTACAAACGCTGGCAACATAGCACTTGGCGGCACTCTTGATCGAGTCCGCATTACCACAGTCAACGGCACTGACACCTTTGACGCTGGCACTATCAACATTCTTTACGAGTAAAAATGATTTTACAAGACCC